CCGCTCGTAGCTACAGCCGCTAGAGTCGGCTTGTTCAGTATCTGCGCGTCTCCGCTCGTCGCGTTCCAGTCCGCGTTTACGTTTACTTCCGCTCCCGCCTCGATGCCGGCTAGCTTCGCCGTATTCGCGGCTACGTCCGTATTCGCCGAAACTCGCGCCTCCGTATAGTAGAGATTCGTTCCTTCCGGGATATCGGTAGTAGTTGCGTCGATGCCGATAGTAAGCGTATCCGTTCCCGAGTCCGTCGTGAGCTGAATTCCCGTTCCTTCGTTAATGTAGAGCGTATCGTTTCCGTGGTCGGCTACTATAGAACTTTGTCCCGGTACGACGATAGTATTAAAGCTATCGCTTCCTCCTCCTCCTCCTCCTCCGCTCGATGAAATTTCGATATCGTTTCCGACTTGCGTAAGAGTTACGTTTGATCCCGCCGAAAGCGTTAGAGCTCCAGAGAGTCCGTTTAAGGTATCTACGTGAGTCTCCGCTTCGAGCGCCGCTATATCCGCCTCCGCCGTAGTTACTCGTCCTTCGAGCGCTGTAATATCGGATTCATTCGTAGCGATGCCGCTCGCGTTCGTGTTTATTTGCGTCTGAAGATTCGCGTCTGCGGAAATCCTCGCGCTCTCCTCGTTGCCTACTTGCGTATTTACGTAAGTCTCTGTAGCTAAATCGAGCGCCGCTACGCGAGCATCTACGCGAGCATCTGTATAATAGAGATTCGTTCCGCCTTCGCCGATATCGTCGGTATCGAGCGCAAGATTTCCCGCTGTAGGGAGAAGGCTATTAACGCTCTTAATCGCTTCGCCGTCGAGCGTAGAAATCGCGCTAGCATTCGCCGCGATATTGCTCGTATTCGTTCCTATTTGCGTCCGTTCGCTTGTCGTAATAATCGCTCCGCTTCCGGCGCTGGTTACGTCCGAGAGATCCGTTACGCTCGCCGCCGCTATCCTCGCATCCGTTCGCGCGTTCGTATAGTAAAGATTCGAAGCTCCTTCCGGGATATCGTCGGTATCTAGAGCGATGTTCCCGTTAATATCCGGCTCGACATCGTTTACGCTCGATACGCCTCCTCCCGCTCCAGAGATGGAAAGCGTTACGTCTCCGTTTCCGTTATCCGTAAGCGTCCCATTCGGTACGCGAATGGTATTCACCGAAAGAACGTCCGTCGCTCCGTTAAGCGTCAGTACGCGGAGAAGTCCGCGCCTCGCATACGTGAATCCGCCGCCTTCCGGCTCGACTCCATTTAGCGGAAGGTTGCAAGCGCTCCTATCGTACGGAACGGAAATAGATACATCGAGGAGAGCTCCCGCGAGTACGTTAGAATGAGTTGCGTATACTGGAAGTACGCTCCCGTTCTCTACGTTATAATCCTCATCTAAGAGGAAGATATTTCCTCCGCTCTCGATGTCGGCTAGAATGTCTTCTAAGCATTGTTCCGCATCTGATACGGCTTCTTTCCTTTGCTCCTCTATCTCCTCCTCTCGTCCGGGAAGGTCAATTAGATACAGCTCGAAATTGTACGTCTTCGTTCCTTCGCCGTAGTCCGCTCCATTATAAACGAGATAGAGCGCTGGATACGTTCCGAGCTTCTCGATATCGAGCGAGTCCGCGCTCTTGCCGAAGCTGAACGTCTTAATAAAGTAGTGATTCGCCGCGAAGCTTTCTATCCTACTTACGATAGCGTTTAGAGAGATCATCCGAGTAATCTTTTAAGAATGCGATATGAGTTAAGACGTTTTCGATAGGCTTTCGCGTAATCTCCTCCATCCGTAAATAATCTTCTCCCGCGAGCGCGTAGAGCGTTGCGTACCAGCCCCAGACCGAATAGAGCTCTGAACTCTCGCCGCCTCCGCTAGTAAGTCGCTCTGCATATTTTGTATCGATTCGGTTCTTATAGTCCAAAAAAAAAGAAGCGCTCCCGAAACGATATCCGCCGGGAGTTCGTAGAACGGCTCGTAATCCTCCTTCGCTGTATACGGCTTAATCGTATAACCCTTCTTCCCGTGAAAGTCTATCTCCCGATAAAGGAGCGACATAACGCGAGCGGCGTTCTCCCAGAAGTCCGAGAGATAGCTCTCTAGATCGATATACTCTCCCGCTGTAAATTCCTCCCAGTCTGGAATAAATCCGTACTTCTTTCCCTGAAGTTCGAACGTCTTAATATGTCGCTTCGTTTCCGGTATGCCGTTGAGATGCTCCAGCGCCGCCGCGATGAGTTCGCGCGGAGCTTCCCGCAAGTCCTCGACGCTCTCTCCGGTTACGGCTGAAAGCTTCTCTAGATCCGACTTCTCCGAGAGTAATACTTGCATCTCGCGAAGTGTAATATCCTTCCACGATTTCGGGAGCTTGAGCCTCATATACTTAAAACTTGATTCGTTACGAATTTAGACTATCCGATATCGTCCGTAGTTAGGACGTAACAGCGAATGCGAAGCCGCGTAACGGAGCGCATCTATCCCGTGATTAAAGCTATCTACCGGCTCGTTAAGGATACGTCCGTTCTTGTCCTCCTTATACTTGTAGTTGCGAAGCTCTTTAAGGAGATTCACCGAGTCCGAAGTAACGAAGAGCGGACGCGATTTAAGATACTGAATCCCGGCGCGAACGCTATCCGTTCCCTTCTTCGCTGGATGTATGTTAATCCCGAATCGGTGTATCTCGTCTATACTCTTCGGCTCTGCACTATCCGCGATAACGAGCGCCTTCGAGCCGGCTAGCTCCTCCTTAATGAACTCCGCTAGCTCTCGGTTACTCATCCCTTGCCGATATAGTAGCTCCTGAACGTATAGCGCTTCGCCGTCCGTTGCGAGCTTAACTATCGCGCTCGGATCGTTCGTATAGCCGAAGTCGAGTCCGTACGCTACGAGCTTCCCTTCGAGCTTCGCGCATTCTTGGAAGTGTGTAAAGATGCGAGCTTGAGACGCTCCGCGCTCTCCCAGTCCGTAGACGCGCCAGAAGTTCGCATCCGCATTCTTGAGGCGCTCGATTTCCTTAATCGTAGCCTCGTCGAGAAAGGGATTATCGAGATAAGTAGTTTTGAAAAAGTCCGCGTCTTCGCGCGGGATTACTTCCTCGTAGATCCAGCTATATTCGTCGCTAGGATTATAATCTATAACGGCTCTCCCGGTAGTCCTTAGAAGAAGTTGCCTCCAGTCTTCGAGGCTTATTTCGTTCGCCTCATTCACGTACAGAACGTCCCGCTTTCGTCCTCGTACTTTTTGCGGCTGATCTACCGAGATAAACTCGACGAGATTTCCGAAGAGCTCGTACGTCGCTTCGCTCTTGTTGTGAAAGTTCTCGTCGTAGAGATTCTCCCGTTCGAGGATTTCGAAGAAGTCCCGGTACGCCGTCCCGCGTAGCGCTGGAAACGTCTTCCGCACGATAGTAACTACTATCCCGGCGTTTTCGTTCGCGTAGCATAACTCGACGAGTCCCGTAAGAATAGAGTACGTCTTGCCGGAGCGCGTCCCTCCTTGGTGAACTTGGATACGCTTCGTCGATTTACAAAAGTCGTAGTAGCTCCGCGCGAGCTTCATTCTTCCTCTTTTGGCGATAACCAGCTTAACGGCTTCTTCTCGGTTATCTCGATCTCTTGCCGCTCTACGTATCCTCGACTCCTTCCGCGCGTCTTCATATAGAAGAGCGTCGCTTGCGGATTCCCTTCTTGAATGAGCTTAAAGAGCGAGCTCTCCGCGAAATCGGTTACGTACTCTGCGACATTCGATACGGCTTCCGCGTAGTCCGGATCTTCTTTCAACCAGCGATAATGCGTTTTTCTATCGATTCCGGCTTTCTCCGCCGCCGCTGAAATAATTCCGAGCGTTCCTCTAAGAGCTTCGAGCATAGCTCTCTTTCTTGTAGCATTCTGAGACATTGAGTAACTACTTTCCGCAAAGTTCGCAAACGTCGTTATCTAGCTTTAACGGCTTCGGCTCGTCTTTTTCGGGAGGCTCTGGAAAGAAAAACGGGATATTCAAATTTTCGAGAACGATAGGCTCGAACTCGTTAGCGAGAATATCGGTATCCCATTCGCCGAAGTGAGAGTTATCGAGGAGCGAGAAGTACTCGTTATCCTCTTCGCTGTACTCGGAATAGATAACCGGGACTTCCTTTAATCCCAGCTCTAGCGCGGCTCGAAATCTTTGATTTCCTGCGATTATCGTTCCGTCTGGAGTCGCTTTAATCGGGTTCAGGTTGAGAAGATGCGGCTTCGCCTTAAGGCTCTTCTTCAGCTTCTCGAACTCCTTCTTACGAATGTATCGAGGATTACGCTCGTTAGGCTTGAGCTCTGTTACTGGTACTTGCTGGATCATAG